TCCTCTTGCTTGACTCGGAGCTCGTGTGCTCAGTCAAGCCGGTCAAAGGGGGGTTGTAGGAAGTATGTACTTTCGTCTGACATTTCTTGGAATAGTCATGCGAAGTACGTGGAGAGAGTGCTGTCTAGTGAGATGGAACCGGCCCTGCTGCCATCTCGTCTAGCTGCCGTTGAGACTGGAGGGAAGTGGAGGATCGTTTCCTCCGCCGACTGCCGTATGTCTCTACTTAAACCTCTCAACACAGCTATCTACAACCGACTGTCCCGCTTCGATTGGTTACTTCGAGGCGAAGCCAAGGTGAAATCGTTTCGCGATTTCACCCGTGTGCCAGGTCAAGTGTTTGTCAGTGGTGATTATGAATCTGCGACTGATAACCTCTCCATGGAGGTTCAGAAAGCGATTCTTTCGTCATTGCTTGACAACGCGTCTTGGGTACCCCAGGGTATCCGTGACCTGGCTTCTGCGAGTCAGGAGGGCGTCCTTTCTTTTGGGGGAAAGGAATACTTGCAGAAGCGTGGACAGTTAATGGGCAATCTTTTGTCGTTTCCACTACTCTGTATCGTCAATTATTTAGCTTTCCGTTTCTATACGAAATCTCGCCGAGGGGAGATTCCCGTGAAGATTAACGGTGACGATATTGTCTTCCGTGCTAGCAGGGAGATAGCAGATAAGTGGATGGACGGAGTGAAAGGATCTGGTCTTGTGCTCAGTAGGGGGAAGACCATGGTCCACAGCACTTACTTCTCATTGAACTCCAAGCTGTTCGCAGCGAGGGGTTCTTCTGTCAAGTTGGTGCCGTCTATCCGTTCAACTGCGTTCGGATTTAAGGATGTCGAGGATGGTGTTTATTCTTTGCGGGGAAGATGGCAAAGAGTGCTCCAAGATTATCCTTGTTCGAAGAGGAAGAGAGTAGTTCTTGGAACTCACTTTCTTCGTCTTAACACGAAGTACGTTGTTGCTTCGAGACGCAGCGTTACGAGAGGTCTTGATATGGTCATGCCGTATCAATCCCTCATGGCGTGTAACCTTTGGCGGAGAGAGTGTTTTTATCTCTCTTTTCCCAAAGAGGACCCGCTACCGATATCTCCTAAGGCCTCTTCGAATCTGCGGATTCCTGAGGGCTGGGAGTGTCGTCGTATCGAAGAACCGACAGAAGAAATGTTATCCGTTCAGAGGGAGATCGGTCCGTTGTTCCTGGCCTTGGCTTGGGAGAACGGCGAAGTCTCGGACGAGGCGTTGGCCAGGGCTCGCTATGAGGAAGCTGTGCGTTTGGCACCTTCTTTTAGAGCCGCCAATATAAAGTCAAGACGTAAGCAGGCTAGGCTTTTGCGTCTTTCTTTGGCCAATACCCGCAGATTCCTTAAACCGTCCATCCTTCGGGATGGTCGCGTTCTTCGGGATCCTGCGGAGATCGTTAGGATCTATCGTCCGGGAGGCAAGCGTTTGTGGTTGCCTATCGGGTTTTTAAACCGAGACCAATTCTCGTTGAAGGGACTAGGAG